AGACAGACCTTTAGATGCACCCTGAACTTTTCCTAATGAGGATTCTACAGACGAGAAAACGTTTTCAACTTTTCGGAAGGAGTTTTCGAGGGTTCCTAACACGCGGTTAAGTTCATCAACTTGGCTTTTTATTTGACTTATGTCAAGAGAACCAACAATGCCAAGCTGTTCCATTACTTGACTACCTTTATAAAACTCCTCATATCAGGAGGAATTTTACCGAGATCCTCTTCACCTATATTCGAAAGATCTACAGTATCCTTATTAAACGAAGAGCTACTTGAGCCTGACGATTTGCCCTCTCCGAAGATCATACCTAAAGCATGAACTACAGAGAGTTCAAACTGAAACTTCTTATCGGCCTCAAGTAGCCCGGTAGTTTCTCTAAGAATTTCTTCAACGGTTGCTCTAGGCAATCTCAGAATTTCAGAAGGTTGAAATCGCCCATAGAACGTCAAAAAAGTTAACATCTTCGATAACGAATCAATAAGCGATCCACCCTCCTTCTCTAAATTAATTTGAACCTCTTCAAGCTTTTGAGAGGACTCTTCAGGATTTACCTTGGGAAAGGCTAAGTTAAAAACATTAAGTATTTGATCACCAGTAAATTCTGCGTCAACTACAACAGGGGAAAGATCAAGAATTTCAGAAACAGCATCTGAAATCACAGACAAGGGATCTAATGAAGACTGCAGCAGGGAGACCAGATTTAATTCCAACTCCAATGAGACAGGAGTCCTAAACTTATACCACTTCCCTGAAAGGCTCTTCACCCATCGAGTTTTGTACATTCACTAGACAATCTCACTCGAGAGGAGATATTGGCGTCGCAGCTGCAAAAGATCCGGCGTACTTTCTCATTGCATGAAGAATGTAAGGGATTGCGAATCCTAGAACTGAGGTGCCATCAAAGTTTTCGTCTACATCGCTCGCCGGAGTAGCCGTAACAATTGAAACTAGATCGGTAATCAAGGTGGGAGCTTCAGAAGAGAAAAACTGCAATAGAGCAGCCGCATCAATTCGACCAAAAGCCGTTTGGGTGAGATTATACTTGGTGACCGCGGAAGAGACAGTTCTTTTGAGTTCCTCATTCTGAGAGAATTCAGGAAGAGTATTCAGGAAGTCAAGAAAATCATTTGCGTCAAAGGAAGATTTCTTATCCTTACTGTCAGGCATAAGCTTTTTGAAAGCCTGGCCAACAATAGCCAAAACCTTTTTCTCTTTTCCCCAAGATAGAACTGAAGGAATGTCAACGGGATCACCATTAACCTTGGAGAGTGTGAACTTGAGGGGAATAATAAGTTCAGGGATAATCACCTTGGAATCAACCGACGTAGACTCTGTCATTTTCTTTCTCCTCTATTCCTCTAAGGAAATTAGAAAGTAGAAAAACGGGGGCGGTCTTAATGCCGCCCCATCAAGGAGGGTTTCCGATACACCGTCCTGAGACTCGGGTTAACCACCACCCGCACCGGCCTTGGGGCTAGGCGGCTTCACCACGCCGAGGGTACCCTTCGCCCTCTGATTCCCCACATTGGGCTGAGGGGAAATTCCAGGTAGGGCAACTCTGACTTCCTTTGACCCAGAAGTAACCTTGGGTCCCGAAACTCGAGGTTGGGTTTTCACATCCGTGTTTCCATAGTCGATTGCCATTGTTCGCACCTCCCTTCATCGAGAAAGAGCGGAGGTGGAAAGAACCTAAACTCTTTCCACCTCCTGAAAGTGAGGCCCTTTAGCTACACTGACTTGCGCAGGTGTTAGCCGCCTTGGTGATCGTGACCTCAAACAGCTGTTTACCAGGTACGAGAAGGTTACCCTCCCAGTCCACAATCTGCTTGAGGCAAGGATCGAAGGGCACCATTCCACTGAACTCCATCGGGAAAGCGTGAGGATCATTTCCAAAGTTCATCTCAACCGCACCGGACCCTTGTGCCTTCCAGATCTTGACTGTGATGGTCATCCCCTTCGGCGTTTGGTGAACGAGCTTGATTGCCACCTCCTGGAAGGAGATCTCACCACCGAAACTCAGGGTTTCAGTCATGGTACCATTGTAGGTTGCCACAACCACAGCGCCAGCTACTAGCGCTGAACTGAACTTGACCGAAATCTTCCCCGTTTCATACTCGATTGAGTTCGCAGCTTCTCCGGATCCAGGTACCGCGGTGTCACCAGACAAACCGCCAGATCCATCATCTGTGACCACCAGCGCACCAGCAGCATGCTGAGCGGTAATGGTTACAGAATCTGGGGTGACATAAGGCCACTTGAGAAACAGAGTCATCAGATCGATCGCTCCAGCAGCACAAACGAGCTCGCCGAGTTGACAGCTAGCCATGACTGTCCCCGTTGGTGAGACATCGAAGGTATACTCGACAGCTCCTGTCCCATAATCAACGGTTCCCGTACCAACCGCGAAGCTTTCGTTGCCATCGTCGCTCTCTTCAACTAAGGTACCATCCAAGATCTGAACGGAACCAGGAACAATTGCCAAACCAGCCGCGATGGTGATCGTCCCAACGTAAGGACCTGTCCCAATACCGGTAAGGCTTATGGGCGAGGGCGTCGATCCAACGGCGTCCGACCCAACATCCAGAATTCCCGTACCGAGCGCCTTAGCCAAGTTGGCAAGATTCCATTCAATCGATTCAAACTTGAGAGTTGCAGTTTCCTGGGTCGCGAGCTGATCAACCAACGTTTTGGGAAATCCCTGAAAGATTTCCGTCTTCTCACGAGTTGTCGTCAGAGTTGCTCCTGCATTTACAGCCCCCACATCTGTACTGGGAATACACGCCGTACCGGTAGTACAGAAGGGCGCCATATAGACAACGCAAGGACCAATACTGAACCTGGAAGTGTTGTACTTTGGCAAATTGAATGGCATTGCTAGTTCCTCCCTACTGATTTGTTATCAATTCTCCTTGTGTTACACCAGCAGGGCATTCCAGACGCTCTCGCTTTGAAATTATATACTGGCCTTAACAGATGATTGACCATTTTCACCAGGTTTAGAGCCAACTTCCTTTGGAGTTCCACCCATTAAGACATTCTCGCGGCCACACCGCCGACAAATCACTTTCACCTGTTGAGCCTCGATCACAGTCACAAACAAATCACGCCACTTAATCCTTAATGTAGTTAAGTCCTGTGATAGCACCCCTAACAAGAAAGAGCAGTTTGTACACTTCCAAGGTTTGTCCTTCCATTTTTCATCTTTCCACTTGCTACCCTCATTCATAATGCTCTCCATAAAAGCTCTAAGGGCTCTTCAGCATATTTCATTAAACGTTGCACGCACCTTAATGAATAAGGTAATATACTTTAAATTGTTACGCCCACCTGTTTGAGGAGACCGATTCAAAAGAAACCATACCCTACCTAAAACTTTTCCATCTTGTACACAATCTACCCACTCGTCTGAATTTTCCTCAATACGATTCACTATATCAGAAACATTACTGAAGAAGGGGTTATTAAACCAGAATGTCCATTCCATGTAAAATTCATCGAAAATTTTGCTGTAGGGCGCAGGTACAAAGGCGAAGGTGCATACTGGAACTTGCGATGGAACTTGGTCAGGATCTTCTGCATGATAAACACCACTTAAAACAGACTCATTATCAAAAGACAATATTAAGCCAATAACAGATTTCGCAACAACGTCTAAATTCACTTGTCACCCAAACGCATTTTTGAAAAAATCTTTCTTGACCTGTTGAAACTCCTGACTATCAGAAACACGATTCAACGCTGTATTTATTATGTTCCTTCCTGTAATGAATCGCGTTCCTTCAATTACAAAGCCAGCGTGTACTGCTTCAGAAGGATTAAAGTAAACGTGAACTTCGTCACCGATAAAATCCATTCTCAAACTTCGTCTGAGAGTTCCTGTTTTGGCTCCTACCGCATCTTTGTCACCACCTACACGCCCTGATGTTAAAACGAACAGCTCCTGAAAAATAAGATTACCAATTTGTTCTAATGCAAGCTGTTTTGCCTTTTCAATTTTGTCGAAAGAAAGTTCGGGTCTCTTTATAGTCCTAAATTGGAGGGGCATCTTGTATTACTGCTTGAATCATCCATCTGTTGAGCACGCGCTTGATGTTACGTACTGTAAATATCTTATTATCTATCTTGACCAAATCTCCAACTTCTACATTCTCAAGTCCCAAATGAATCACTGATAATTGTATTACGTCATCAACAGAAATTATACCGGGTTCTTGTTGAGTTCTTACTGCTGCACTTTGTCGAAGAAAAGGGTAATTTACATATACTGGTATTTTGAATAGGAATCTATTTGTAGGTACCTTAACACCATTCGAGTCTACTACAAATACTCTGCCAGTAAAACTTAATTCTTTTGGAGTGATAGTTAACACACGATCAAAACGGTATGAAGAAATTTTCCCTACATCTTCTGAAACTGATTCACCTTCCATTTGCCCTTCAACTTGAACTACGCTATCACCTGAAACTCGAATGAAACCCCAAGGAGAAACATCTATATCGATGAATCGAACACCCACTAAAACTCCATCGAATAGAAACTCAGTACGCTTATAAAAGTATGCATCACTAAGTCCCATTTATCGTGCATCACCCCGTTTTCCAGCTGAAGTTAAAATAAGGGTAATTTCTGGACTAATCATATGCATCACATTTTGATTGAAAAATCGTTGTCGATTCATTCCATCATCAACAGAAAGGAAAGAGAGGATGCCTGAATTGTTAAATAGCAACCCCGCAATCTCGTACAAAGCAAATTTCAAACTTGCAGCCATTGAATCTAATGGACTTGCAGAGAAATCGAATCCCTGCCTGTAATTAATCCTTATATTCTGGAATCCAATAGGCCACTTAGTTATATTATCATCATTGCCACAATAGACTTCTCCTGTCTGACCATTGCATCTAATCTTGGAAACGGTGTAATCTTTCCATTCTTGGTCACTCTCATCAAAATACTGTGCGGATGTTATTGAAGTAACTGGAAAATTAGGAAGAAAGATATTAGAAGTGCCTGTGCCATCAAGTACCACAGATCGATCTGCAAGCTCAAGAGGGTAACTGATAATGAATTCGATAAAACCTTGGGCGAGTTCAAGAGATAAATTTGCGCGGGCGGAACCGGTGACAGTATCCTCTAAAGGAGAAATTCCCAGATATGTCGCAAACTCATTTGCATCACCGATCATCAGTCTACCTGCTCAGAACAGAGAAGCAGGTAGGGCCCTACCTGCTTCTCTTCATTGTACACATCTATGAACTTCCCAGACTATCAACTACAGGGTATTGGGCAAGCCATAACCAGCTGCAACGATAGACTGAGAATACGAGGTCCCCATATAAAGGGGCTGAAAATCCCTACGAGCGCGAGAGATCAAATACTTCTGGTCCGTCTTGATCTCCTCGCCCTGTTTCACAGTAAAGCTTGCTCGTTCACCGTGAACCCAACCATCCTTGTACACCAAGAGAACACAAGTATTGTCGTTGTCGACATCCGAAGTGTAAGCCCCTGATGCATTCAGATTCTCAGGAAGGAACTCAGTGATGATGATCGGAATGTTATCAAACCTTCCGAGCTCACCTTTGAGCAGAGTCGCATTGGCGCCGTACTTGTCAAGGGTCAACATCTCTTCAGTGTTGAGCAGATGATTGTACCCATTGATGGATACCAACCACGCCAGCTTGTCGATTCCGACAGCATACCTTCCCATGGTCGCCCTGAGTTTCCTCATCAAGTCAACTGCCGTTGACTTGGTCCACCCTGAGAAGTCAACTGTCCATCCACCACCAAGAGCGTGCACTCGATATCCATTCCATGCGCGAACAGAATCGTTCGCAGCATAAGCTGCCGCGGTATCGATGGTCTCTGCAACGATCTGACCGTTGAGAACAGCAGTCTCGATAGCCTCGGCCATGGACTTCCCGACATCTTCCTTGATGAGATCAATGATGGGGAGGACCATATCCTCGCTGGTTTCCTCCGACACAATGGAATACGCCATCAGCTTCTTTGCATCGAAGGTGATACCGGTACCAGGAGTTGGCCCCTTGCTGGAAGACGGCTTGGTCCCCGCGTCGTCAGTTGACTCCCCAACCAGATAAGTTTTCGTCCTACCCGATTTCGCAGGGATCTTGTACGGGTTGGTAGGCATCTGAATCGTTCTGTGGAGAGCCGCAACCTTCAACTCCTTCTCGACCTCTTCGATCATGTCACGAGAAAGAGTGTCCGGCCACCACCACGTAGCGTCGAAATCGCCTGACGAGTACGCGTCCTTGAACAGCTTGTTGCTCCTGAGCATCTTGTAACACTCAAGATCGGTCGGATGGCACCCGACGAGTACCGAAGTGATATATACGGTATCACTCATCTTCTGGAACTCGCGCGCATCATCAGCCTTACCCGCCGGACTCAGAAGAGCCTTCTGCAGAGGCTGTCCCTTGGCGCCACCGACGGCAACTGCATTCGCCATACTGAGATTGAATTGTCCTTTACGCAGAGAGGGCTGACCGCCGAGAGCCTTCATCTGTTGCTCAATAGCCGTTTTGACCAATTCATTGACCTGTGACTGGTCAGCCTGCGTCTTACGAAGCAGAGCTGCGTCATGGATCAATTTCTTGGCTATCTCCAAATTTTTCATGGGCCTTATCTCCTTTGTGTTAAACCGTTACATGTTCCAGTATGGCTCTCGGCCCTTTAAGTCGTTAGTCAGCGCTGATATGAGTGCCTTTCGCCGCCGCCGCAGCAGCTTTCGCCGCAGCTGCTGCGTCAGTCTCGCCCGAGGACTTGAGCATTTCGGTCATACCACCGAGGATCTCATCGACACTCCCCAGATCCTTTTCCACCTTTTCAAGACGATCTGCAAGAGTCTTCTCGACACTACCAATCTTGCCTTCCAAGCCCTTGATTTTGTCGAGCGCGTCCTGGAGATCCTTGTTGGCAGCGGGATAATTCTGGGGAACCTCTGCGGCCACATCTGTCAACAGTTTCTGGATCTCTTTGAGAGTATCCCGAACCTGCGCATCTTCGATCTTTGCGGCCACATCACCCAACGCCTTGATTGCCTTTGTGAGTTTTTCTTTCCAGTCCATAGCTTTCACGACCTCCATGCCAATGTTAAGGAACTCAAGCATTTCCGATACATTCGATTGGTCCTCATTCGTAGACTCAAAACTGTACCCTGCGTCCTGAAGCGATTTGGAAATATACGCGTTAAAAGTCTTAGCCTCAGAATTTGCGGGTACTGAAACCAAAGAAATTTCATACACCCTAAAACTCTTTATGACCCGAACCTGAGATTGTAGAGCCTTGTCATATTCATAAGCGAATTCATCGATTTCTCCACTGATAGAGAAACTGTTAATAATCTTCTCTACAACCTTACCCCAGATTTCATCTTCGGAATTACTGATGAGCACCTTCACCCAGATTTTGGCTTCGCGCACTGCAATGTCGAGAATCTTGCCAATGGGTCGATTCGGATCATGATTAAACAGAACAGTAGTATAGCTCTTAAGGTACTCTACTGCTTTCGCTAGAGCACTGGGTTCAATACGATCTCTCTGCTCGTCAACGTTACCTGCAACAATTGCATAACCTTCAACAATGCGTTTGATTTCAGCATTGCTTTGATCAGACTCAGGAACTTCCTGAATCTTCTCGATATGAAGGCTTGCCTCAAACTTGACAGGCTTCAAGAGCTTCTTGAGTTGTACTTTAGGCATAATTTACCCCCTGTTGGAGTTATCCAATCTCCGCGGCTTCAAGAGTTGTGAATTCCTCCACGATACAGGTTCCCGCTCCGGAGAAATCAATTGCTAGGCACTCCACATTCTGATTAACAGCGAGAATAATGGGATCATCGATGTTTCCCATTCCGTCAACGACCGCAGGTGTGTTAGACTCACTACGGAAATAAATATCAATGGTGATACCCCCCGACACATCCGAAATCTTGAGATATCTGGTATTGAAAAAGTCGGAGAGATACATCACTTCAACTTCAGCCCCACTAGCAGTCACCGTATGAGCAGTTGTCTTGGGATTGTAATACGGCTCGGCCGAGATGGCTGTTACCAACTCACTGATTCGTTCAACGCTCGCAAAACAGCTCGAAGTTCCACCCGTAAGGGTAGTACCTGTCACGAAATCGTTGCTATTGCGACCAACAAGATCCAAGAGATCAGGATTTGTCCTAACTCTCAAAATCTTCCCAGTCGCTGTAGGAGATCCAGCACTGACAGTTTCACCTACCTGGAAAGCGGTTGATATTGCAGAAACCTCAAGAGTGGTTTCCATCAAGATCTTGTCAGTCGTCTTCTGTTGACCCGGAAGAAAGGCAATCCCCATAACAACCAAACGTTCGGACCTGTTGTTTTTGTAAGTAGGCATAATGAAAGTCCTCCTTAAATGCCAACCAAATGAAAACTATGAGACATCATGCATAAAAGGTTCTACGTCACAAGCACGCAGAACCTCTACAGGTCTCCTCTCTTTAAGAAATATTGATCCTAAATCAGATAAAACGCACAGGCACTCAAATCAACCCAAACTAAACTTCCATATACCAGCATCACGCGTCGCTGTAAAAGATCTATCCTTCAAAGTTCCATCTTTAAATTCTAATTGCCAAACATCACGGGATATCTCATTCAAACTAAAAGTACCTGATCCAACAATCTTCGTCTCGGCTGCTAACTTTTTATTTGGATTGAGCTCATGACCAGGGGGCAAAGTTCCCTCAAAATTAACTTCATCTTGGGTAATATTAATTCGTAACCATCCTGCGAATGAATCATAGTTAACAGGATTCTGCGTTAAAATAAACTGATCCCATTCCTGATCTTTTTGGAAATACAAATCATAAAATTCCGCAGATGATCCCAATCTGATAACTATGGGCCCCCGCCACCAGCGTCGCTTCAAGATATAACTTGACTCAGCTGCCTTTTCCAAAACAAAGCTACTTGCACGTTTGAAAACAACCTTATCACTATAGTCCAACTCGACTTCATGTCCTTTAATTTTATCTCTCAGCTCATCAAGCATAGCTTGCATCTTCTGTGAAGAGGATGCTTCCCAATATCTCAAGGAAGCAGGGATTTGTTTCTTGACCGAAGCAGGTAAAGTCGATACTCCTACAGGAGAATATTTCTTTTTCAGCCTTGCCCGCGCAGATAATATATATGGTTCATTCGTTTTTGGTTTAACTAGAAGCCAAACAAAAGGCATTTCACGCCCAGGCTCCTCCGAAGGAGGAAGTATCTTATGCAGAGATTTGCCAAGACGATCTACTTCGAAGTCATGCATAGAAATCGTTCCATTATCAAAAATAATTTCGTTATTCTCAACAGTAAACTTGTCAGGTTCATCAGTGAAAGGTTCTAACAAATTCGATATCGGAATTGATGCTTGCTGTAATTCAGGACCTGAGAGAAGTCTAAACAACATTCGGAGACCCCCATCAGGCCATTTATCATTATACACAAAATACTCGTGAAAGTAAACTTCTCGATAGCCATATGCTAACTGTCCTTGCGATGCAATGACAAATACTCCAGGCCATTTTGAAGTGGCTCCCGTCCCACCAACTTCGGAAACGCCCTCTACTGAAAGCCAATTTTCTGGCTCCGATTGTTTGAGTGCAACCTGAAGACTGGCAAATCGAATCTCTCCACCTGCAATTCGACGTCGTTGAAAAATACCTTTGATAGCATCAAACTTCCAATTATCAGACTGTTTTAAAACTTTACGCCCTTGTGCTACATTTAGAATTGGGGTCTTAATCTTTCCCTCAACCTGATTCATGATAGTATAACCAATCAAAGTATCTGAAATAGACTGGATACGGAAATCAATATGAGCAGTCTTCCCTCTGAAATGTTCTTGCATAACATACTTGCAAGGTTTTGCTTCTGGAGGATATTGCATGAAAGCATCAGTAGCCTTAGAAATGAAAACTCCTATACCTTTCTGCACAATCAGTCCAGACTCTTCCCCTATCCTTAACAATGTAGAAACAGTATCAGGTTCCTCATCATGCTGTTGCACAGTTCTATTCTCATAAACATTGGGCGCATAAATACCAAAATAGATTTTATCCTGTTCATGATATACAAAAACATTGCTAAATCTAACTGTAATTATATCACCTACCTTTGCTTGGACATTCGTGTTAAATGTCTTGGCACAACGCAAGTAATTCTGTCCACCATATTCCTCAACCTTATTCTGAACAACAGTATCACGCTCAGACACCAAAACCTTAATACCTATCCAATACTGAAACGTTTGTTTTGACCCTGCAATTTGACGTTTCTGTAATACAACAAAATGAGCTTCTGCCCATTTCTTAAACTTAATCATCTCATTGGCACTCTTGTTTAGGGAAAATTTAAACCCATTCCAAATCTTAAGAACGGCGCCCTCGCTTTCTCTTGGTCGTACTACCTGTTGCACTGCACTCTGTAAAGCAGCTTTCGCTTTAACTATGAAGGTTGGCGCAAGATTGAAACCGGGTTGCAAATTGGTTATGAGTGATTGAGAAATCTTGAACTCTTTCTCGAGAAGCCCATATCTCACATTATACGGCTCACCATGCAAATCCTTTCCATCAAACCACACACAATCGAAAAAGCTTATACACAACGTAGAATCATTAGGAGGAGTTTGTGCATTCAAATATCCTGAGACTTGTTCACGACCAGAATGAACACCATGAGACCATCCTTCCAATTCACCAATTAGAATATATGACTTATCAGAAAAAAGTTTCTCTGAAAGCTTAATGAGGCCAGGTACACGATTCGTAACCGTAGATCCATTATCCGTAAAAATTGTAAACTTCCCATGAGTATCCCGGTGAAACTCGATATTATCACCATCATACTTCTTTTGAATAGCTATCTCAGGAAATGTATGATACTTTCTTTCAAGAAGATCAACATATTCCATAAGTTGTGTGACTGAATATACTTCAGCCTCTCGATAACTAACTATAGAAACTGATGTCTTTGGAACCCAGAAGAAGTGTCCAGGACCTAAAAGTTCATTGGTTTTAGCTTGCGCGTCAGCTTCACGCACATTGTTCTCTTTGTCCATCTACAGTCTCCTGAATAACATTATACCACCGATAAACATTATTTTGTATTAACCAAGAATTCAAAGTTTCTTGATAAGCGACTCTTGCCATCGATTTGTAATCTCCACTTTTCACAAGCTCAGTTAAAGTGGAGAGCCAATCTGAATCCTTATTTATTAAAATACCATTTTCACCATTTGTAATAATATTTGAATATGGTTCAAGATTCGGAGCCACCGTCACAGCACCCGTGATAGAATACTCTAAAAACTTCAACCAACTTCTACATTTATCGAAAATATTGTCAAATACATATGCGAGACCGATATCAAGCTCAAGAGAAGCCAATGCATTGATAAAAGACTCAGGAGAAGCCGGTAAAATCGTTGTTGCGTACAAACTCAATTCTGGGCACGGTAATCCCATAACAATTAATTCAATCTTGGGGCAGATCGCATTCAATCGAATTAAAATAGGAGTTAAAATCTTAAGATGCTCAACATGAGATACACTTCCACAAAACCCGATTTTTATTCTACGCTTCGGCAACTGCGGAATGATTTCAGGAATCTCTACAAAATTAGGAATAACACATACATTTGAATTGAATTGCGATAAGATTACTCTAAGAGGATCAGAAGTGGTAATTACAGCATTACTCATACGAATAAAGTTTTCTATTTTATGTAGCGTGTCAAGTTGATATATTTTATGAGAATCTATAGTTGATGGAATAGACCATAAATTGTCATCTAATTCAAAAATGATTCTCGTACCCTGCTTTTTTAACTGTAGACACCAAACAAGAATATGATCTCTCCATTGACGTTGTATTATTAAAACATCGAAGGGATCTTTAATCAACCTGAAATCATCATAGTGCATAACTTCAAGATCATCATATCGACTCTGTTGTAAATACTTCGCAGGCAACTTTGTACGATAATACCCAGATCCTCCAGTATCTGCGGATAAGAAACATACCTTCAATTTACGCATTAGGAACGTCCTTCAAATGGACTACCTTTTCTAATTTGCCATATTTTTGCATTAACACAGCAAACTGATCTATTACGTGTTGAACCGTTATG